TCCTACTACCGTAGGAGAGAGCACTCCGTCGTCTTCGACGCCGGAATCCCCCCCAGCGCAGGCCCCCGCAGCCTCAACGCCGGCCCGAAAGCGCGCCGCTGCGGCTCCGGCCCTACCGTGCCCCGACGAGGTCGCTGCGGACGTCTGGGCGGCGTGGCTGGACCTGCGGCGCAAGAAGCGCGCTCCGGTCAGCGACGTGGTGCTGCAGCAGGCGCGGAAGGAGGCGGCGCTGGCGAAGCTCTCGCTCGAGCAGTTCCTGCGCATCTGGTGCTTCCGCGGCTCGCAGGGCCTGCACGCGGACTGGATCACGCCGCAGGACCGGCAGCGCTTCGGCTCGAGCTCGGCATCCGACCGGGTCTCCGCGCAGCTCGAGGTGGCGAGCCTGATGGTCAATCCGCCGCAGCAAGCGGCGCGGAAGCCGGCCGCGCCGGCGCAGGAGGTCATCGATGTCACACCCCGACGCATCGCCTGAAGCGGGCGACCTGGATCCGTTCCTGCCGGGCACCTGGGTGCACCGGATCTGGTCCGCCATGCGCGGCAACTACGGCGCCGAGTTCGACCGGCTCTGGGCGCGTCCTGCCCACCTCGAGGCGGCCGAGCACGTCGAGGCGCTACGGCAGACGTGGCAGCGCGAGCTGCGGTGCTTCCGCACATACCCCGAGGCGATCAGCTACGGGCTGGAAAATCTGCCGCCGCGGCCGCCGTCGCTACCGGAGTTCCGCGCGCTCTGCCTTCGTGCTCCGGCCCGGGCTCCGAAGCAGCAGGACCTGCTGCCGGCTCCGAAGGCTGACCTGGCGCGCCTGGCGGGTGAGCTCTCGAAGGTGGCCAGCTCCTGGAAGGCCCGGAAGCCGACCGCCTGCCTCGAGGACCTCGAGGCGCGCCAACGGTCCGGCGAGCGACTGACCGCCGGACAGCTGGCCTTCGTGAAGGCGGCCCGCGAGGCGCGTCCGGCTGTGGGCGTGAACTACGGCGAGTTCCGGCCCATCGAATCGTCGGCGCTGCCGCCTGGCATGGTGCGGGACTCGCGGGCATGACCTTCCACCCCGGTGCTCCGCGCCTGGAGCCTGATCCCTGCCGGCCGTCGTCGCCGGCGGACTGCTGCTCGAGCTGCGCGCGGCGCAACGACTCGCTTCCGGTGCCGCCGATCCTGCGGCCCGCCCATGTGCTGCTCGACGTCTCGCTGATGGCGTGGCCGGATGGCACCTGTCCGCTGCGCATACCCGCGGCGTTCGCTCAACCCCAGGAGACCACCGATGTCGATGCTGTTCCACGATGACTCCGAATTCGAGGCCGCCGCGCTGCAGCGTGCGGTCGACGCCGATCGCGATGCCGACCTCGAGCCTGGCGCGCCGCCGCGCCTGGCCGTGCGCCTGGTGCTGATCGGCATGCTCGCAGCCGGCCTGTGCGCGCTGGCCAGCGTGGCGCTCTGGGGGACGTGGCGATGAACCGGCCGCGTTTCCTCGGCACGCGCGTTTCGGTCCTGCTGCTGGCCGCGGCGGGCATCGTGGTGGCTCTGTGGCTCGCCGGCGTGGCCTGGATGCTGCTCGACGTGATCCAGATGATCATCGGCGCAAAGAGGGCCTGCACGTGATCGCCGTCGGCATCGACCCAGGGCTGACCGGCGCGATCGCTTTCGCCGACTCGCGCGGCACCTGCGCGATCCGCGACTTGCCTACCGTGGCGCTCTCTGGCGGCGGCCTGATCCGGCGCCGCATCGACGGCGGCGCACTGGCTCGCATCGTGCGCGACTTCTGTCCGGTCGGCGAGCGGTGCGTAGTGGCCATCGAGGCGGTGCACACCATCGGCGGCAAGGCGAACAACGCCGTTCAGACCCAGGGCTCGCTCATGCGGACGCTGGGCGCGATCGAGGCGGTGCTCGAGGTGCTGCGGCTCCAGTTCACCGCCGTCGACCCGCAGACCTGGAAAGGGTTCTACGGGCTCGGTGCGGAGAAGCGGCCCGCGATCCAGAAGGCTCTCACGCTCTACCCTGGCGCTCCGCTGGCGCTGGTCAAGGACCACAACAAGGCCGAGGCGCTGCTGATCGCGCATTGGGCGCTGAGGTCACTGCCATGACCACCGCGCCGAAGTCTCCGCCGGTCAACCCGCTCCGAACCAACGGGTTCGGGCTCAACCTGCGCCGAATGTGCGACTACCACGGTGGCTCTGCAGAGCAGGCTGGAGGCAGGAAGGACAAGCGCACGAAAATGTGGAAGTGCGCCGCGTGCGTGGCGCTCGACAACACGGCGAAGGGCAAACCTTGAGCGAGCCGACTGTGCTCTGCAGCGCATGCTCCGAGACGCTCTCGCAGCCCCTGCTCGACTGCTACCGGCTCGGGTGCTTGTCCTGCCAAGCACGCGCGATCGCAGTAGTCGGCGACCGCGTGCTGCTGCTGCATGATCCTCTCGAGCCGGCCTGGCGCGCGATCCTTGAGCGCATCTTCGGCGCCGGCTGGCGCGCGCAGGTGCCCGAGGTGCGGCGCTGGGTAGGCGTCATCCGTCGCTACGAGGCCGCGGTGCCATGACCCTGGTGCTGAAGCCGAAGGGCCCGGGCAATTGGGCGGTGACGCTCATGACGCTCGAGGGCAGGTGCTTTCGCTCGTTCAAGGTGCGCGCTGGCGACACGTTCCCGTTTGGTGGCGTGCTCTGGCGCGTTTGCGAAGTCCGGGTGTAGGAGGCAACATGGGCACGCCAGTACCGCGCCTGGTCCCGATCTCGAGGAGTACTTCGATGTCCTTCAATGGGTTGCACTTGCTCGCTCCTGGCGAGTCCATCAGGCCCCTGCCCAAGCTCGAACGTGCGGCCGCATCTGCCAACTGTGCCGGCTGCGGCGCCGCGCACGAGCCTGGCCGCTGGAGCTGCTCGTGGTGCACTCTCGCGTATCCGGGCGCGCCAATCGTCGCGCCTAGCGCAATCATCGAGATCACGTCTCTGTGCGACGTCTATCCGCGGTACTGGCCAGGATGGGAACCGCCGCGGCCACTCCCACCGAGCGAGACGCCGATGGCCCACCTGCTCGAGCGCGCGGAACATGGCAAAGGGCGCGACCCGGTCTGGTGGACGGTCGGCTCCGCGATTCTGGTGCCCATCGTGCTGTTCGCCTTCGCTGCCTGGCTGGTGAATCCGTGAACGCGTCCTACCTGCTCAACCAGCAATTCGCCGCCGCGCTGGGCCTACCGAAAGGCACCCGTCGCGCAACCCTTCACCTGGAGGTCGACAAGCCGCCGCGCCTCGAGGTCGAATGCTTCCAGGTGCCAATGCGCGTGCTCGAGGACCCCGAGACCGGCGTGCAGCGTCTGGCCACCATCCACTTCATGCTCCGCCTGGAGCCGTTCTCCCAACCCACCACCGAAAAGGATCCACCGTGAGAGCAACCCTACTCATCGCCGCCGCGCTCCTGGCCCTGGCCAGCACCGGCGCTTTCGCCACCAACTGCAAGAACGGAGGGACCAATTGGCCCACGTGCACCCCACCGATCCCTCCCTCGACGCCGCCGTCGACCTCGAACGTCTCGCCGGTGAGCTCGAGCTCGTCGACCTCGAGCGCAGGCTCCAACGCTGCGGCGCAGGCCGGCGCAGCAGCGAGCGTCTCTGGCACTTTGACGGCTGCCGGTGGCGCTGCGGGCGCTGGCGGTTCGTCCAGCCTCGAGGACTTCAGCCGGCAGAACATGTACGTGATGCCAGCTCCGGTGCAGGCCGCGCCTCTCCCGCCCGGCTTGTGTCCGCAGGGCGACTCCATGTCGATCGGCATCCTGTGGAACCTGTTCAGCTACGCTCGCTCGAGCACGCGGTCCGAGATGGAGTGCCTGGACAAGGTCTTGGCGGCGATCAGGCCGGCGCCAGCCGTGACTCAAGTCCTGGCGCCGCTGTCACCGGCTGACCGCGCGCTGCTCGAGCGGCTCGACAAGGAAAGCCAGGAGCGCGCTGCTGCTGCTGCTCTGTCTCCCGCTCCGGCCGCCTCATCTGCGGTGAAAAAACAGGAAGCTGCGAAGGCTTCAGCCAAGAAGGCCAGCGCGCCGAAGAAGGCCGCCTCGAGCAAGCCTTCGACGCCGAGCTGCGAAGAGGCCGCACTGCAATCCTGCAAGCCTGCGAAGCGCACGTGATCCGCAGTACGATGCGCTGGCGTGAACCGCGGAGCCAGCGCGCGGCGACGGTGGGCCGAGCAGCACCGTCGGTACACTCCCGGCCCGCATCCGGTCGGCACGCTGGCGCGATGCTGACGGCGGGCCTCAGCAGGGCCTGTTCAAGCCCTGTGAGCTCAGGCAGCAATGCTCTGGGCAGATAGCCGAATGAGGCCACCCATGTCTGATGACCTTGATGCTCTCGTGTCCCAGGTGGAAGCCCTGCACCTGGAGGACGACTCTGCGCTGGTGCTCAGCGTGCCCGGCAACGTGAGCAGGGACACCGTTGCCTACCTGAAGGAGCACCTGGAGTGGCTGTTCCGTGATCGCAAGGTGGTGGTGCTGGTCGGTGGCATGCAGCTCTCCCCTCTCGGGCAGCACCGTCAACTTCAGCGCATCGAGGCTGCTCTGGCCAAGGTGCAGGGGCAGCTCTCCACGCTGCTGCAGGCTCTGGCCCAAGAAGAGGAGCCTGCCCAAGCCTACACCCTGGATGGTGGTCCGTTCTCCGCGCGCGAGCGCGACCCATCGCAGCCCTTGTGATGTTCTCCACGCACAAGCGCATCCGTGGTCGCCGCCTCCAGGAGTACCGTGCACGGTGGTTCGCCGTGCATCCCCTGTGCGCAGAGTGCGAGCGCAACGGCAAGGTGCGCCTGGCCACGCAGCTCGACCACATCGTGGCCCTCACCAACGGTGGCACGGACTTCGACCAGCCTGGCAACCGTCAGGGTCTGTGCGACGATTGCCACGAGGTTAAGAGCGCGCGTGACAAGGGTCAGCGCTCTGCTCGGGCGATCGGGCTGGACGGCTTTCCGATCGAGCGACCGGCCGATGCGCTAAACGCCGGATGAGCGACCCCATGGGACCGCGTAAGTGTTGCCAGTGCTCGTCGTCCTACTGGCCGAAGCACATCACTTCCATGTACTGCACCAAGGCATGCAAACTACGTGCGTTTAAGGCCTCGAGGGGAATCGTCAGCCTTTCGAGAGCTGAACGTACAGAACTGACTGCGCGCAGGCAGGCCGCGCGACGTCAGTCTGTACAGTTCCAGCGAGATCTCGCGTCTGTGTTGGTAGCAATCGATCGTCTGGTCAGAATGGCCAGTCGCCCCATGTACCCGTGCAAGTATTGTGGTGCGGATGTCTTTAAGCGGTGGATCGACGGATCGAAGACGTGCAGCGATCGATGCTCAGCGGAGTGGAAGCGCATCAAGAAGAGGACTGAGAAACAGCGCTCTCGCGCGTTGTTGAGGAAGGCGAAGGTCGAGAACTTTACCGACCTCGAGATCTTCGAGCGCGATCGCTGGAGATGCCATCTATGTGGCTGTCGCACCCCAAGGCGATCGGTTGGCACAAACGCAGCGCATGCGCCGACAATCGATCACGTCATCGCGCTCGCCAACGGTGGTGCGCACGCTAGATGGAACG